ACCAAGCAATTGCACATATCAATCAGCATGGTATTGCAGTGTGGGATGCTGAAACTGAGTATCAAGCAGACACCAGTTATACTCAAGGTCAAACAAACGGAACTATTTACCGTGCCAAACTGACCCACTCTGGTCAAAATCCAGAACTAGACACACTGAACACTTATTGGGATATTGCTTTCGCTGCTGCGGGAGACTTCTACACTAAAGCAGAAGTCGATGCTGATTTTCTGGCTAAAGATCAAAATCTTGGTGATCTTTTAAGCACGTCTGATGCTCGCACCAATCTCAATGTTTACAGTAAAGTAGAAACTTACACTAAAGCTGAGGTTGATAATAAAACCACTGTTGCGTCAACCGGGCAGGCGCAATCCCTCGTCTCTAACACTACTCTAATGACACCACTGCGTACAAAAGAAGCATTCAATGCTTCGGGTGCTGCTCCATTCTTTGCAGTACGTGCGTGGGCTAATTTTAACGGAGTGACGGCTGCTGTTATTCGAGGTTCTGGTAATATTAGTGAAATTACCCGAGTAGGTGCTGGATTATATAATGTGTTATTTACAACACCAATGCCAGATGCCAACTACAGTGTCTCCGGTAATTCAACACAGAGTCTTACAAGTGCTGGTGCGGAAGCTGATACATTTACATACTACAACAGGTCGGCAGAGGGTTTCACTATCCAGACATTCCAAGGTAACTCCGTTATTGCTGACTCAGCAGAAATCTCATTTATGGTGGTACGCTAAATGGCACAACAACAATCTCCGTGGTTAGAGGGGGCCTATGGGTGGGAGTTCGGTGAAGGAGGTTGGAATTCAGGTATGGATGAAAACCTCCTTAAATTTTCATTCCTTTTTGATCGAAACGTAGACTCTATTACCGCTTCGCTTCCTGCCGCAACAAACGGTCAGGCACACTATCTGACCACTGATAATAGAATCTATTTTGCAGTAGGTACGACATATTATTCAACCCCAGTACCTAAGAATTTCATGTTTTTTGTAAAGTCAACAGGAAATAGATACCAATTCAACGGAACAAGCATTGTCCAAATTGATTCACCGACTCAAATCGATTCAAGGCTTGATGCTCTTGAAGTAACTTTGTCTGCTCTCGGTACTGCTGCTTTTGAAGATGCATCCTCATTTGCAACTCAATCAGAGCTGGATGTTGCCTCTGCCCAAGCTAACAGCTATACAGATAGTCTTGCTTCCAGTCTTCTGGACAGTTCAAATGCATCTCTTGGGGCAAGTTTAGTTGGGTATGAAGGTTCAACAGTTAGGTCTACACTTGACTCTCTAGTGTCTTTTAAAGGAGAATACGTCCGCCCACAGGATTTCGGTGCTGTTGGAAATGGTGTTGCTGACGACACTGCTGCGGTTTTGGCTGCAATAGCGGATGGTCGACCTTTATACTGGGGTGGTATTGGGGTAACTTATAGGCTGACTAGCGAGATAAGTCACAGGTTGGTGAAAGACGCAGTGTGGCGATCAGATGGGGCCATAATAGAATATGATTCGCCAACGCCAACCCAGCGTGTAATCATCGTCAGGACCGATCAGTATAATTTTCACCTAAGCGGTCCGCTTACGTTGCGTGTAAATGATAAGTCTTATTCAGGTCTCCAAATCACAAACCTGAACAGTGGTTTCGGAGACGCCTCCGGACTTGTCTTCGTGCAGGGATTGCGTGTTTTTGGGTGCTATAGGTCAGGAACAATTCACTCGGGAGGAGACGCCTTATACGTTGCCGGAAGATTTAAAAAAGTACAGCTTGATAATATATACATTTCCGGGGTAAAAGCTGCCGCAGGGACAATCGACCTAAACAACGGAGTCTCTGGCATTTCGGTTCTACGCGACTCCACCCTATCGGTAGACGCCGACTCCGTTGTCATATCGAATTATTTCGTGGAGAACGTATTTGTAGAAGATCCACTGGAGCAGCTGGGCGCAAATGGTGTCCGGGTTTTTTCGGCATGGACGACAGCGGGCGTAATTCCCACCGAGTCTGCTGTTTTTCTTACTTCAGGCAAGGTAAGGAATGCAATGGGTCGTGCAGTGAAGCTTCAAACGGAGTGGGCAGACGTTTCCGGTCTTCATATCTACCGAGATGGTACGATTCATTCAGGGTTTATCGGCAACGAGGATGTAGATTTTCAATGTGCTGGGGGATCAATTCGCGGCCTTATGTGCCACTATGCTAGCAACTTCCCTACTAACATTATTAACAGCACCGCGACCCGAGTGGATGGAAGACTTAATAGTAAAAACCTAACGATTAGCGATGTATCAGTTGTACAGACTGGTTCTGGCACAGGCGTGCAAACATTATTCAGGCTATACTCAGAATTCGTCTCCCGTTGCAACATAACAGTGAGCGGTGTTCAGGTAAGTGGATCAAAGTCTCCTGCGCGTTTAATTGACACTTTTTCTGGCGATACGCTAACCGTTATTAATGTACTGATTACAGGCGTACAAACCACCCTTACAGGCTCTTTGCTCCGTGAACCCTCATCAGTACCGTGTAGGGTACGTTTAACCGCGATGGCTATAAATAACAATGGTTCATCGGTCCCGCTTTGGGTTAGTAGTGCAAGCTCACCTTTAATTACTTCGTCACTGCTTGGCATCAATGTAGGGATTACATAATAACAGTGTTGAGGGCCTTCTAAAGACCTTCTCACTTAGTAGAATTTCTACACAAGAAGCTGCTATGTACGGACGCACAGCATTACAACATGCCAACCAGCAGATGAATAGTCAACACGGTATATGGGGGCAGGGTTATAAGAATCCCTGGGGGGATATGAAATGAAAAGCCTATATAAAAAACTAGTAGCCTACGGACTCGGGGGTGCTCTTGCACTCTCGGGTGCTTACTTGGTAGCTCCATTTGAAGGCAAGGAAAACAAGGTATATCTTGATCCTGTAAACATCTTAACTTCTTGTTATGGACACACAGGGCAGGAACTTAAAAAAGGTCAAGTGTTCACGGATGAACAATGCCTCAACCAACTGGCTGTTGATCTTATTAAACACGACAAACAGATGCTACGGTATATCCGCGTGCCTCTGACTGACAAGGAACATGCTGCATATCTCTCCTTCACATACAACCTTGGTATTGGTGCATTCAGCAAGTCCACCCTTCTCAAGAAACTCAATCAGAAGGAGTTTGAAGCTGCTTGTAAAGAGCTTGATAAATGGGTGTATGCTGGCGGTAAGAAACTAAATGGACTTGTTAAAAGACGCGCCGCTGAAAAGGAAATGTGCTTGGAAGGGGTCAAGGAACGAGGACTTTTGAATGAAAATCATAAGTGATTGGAAAGCTCAACTTAAATCTTACTCCTTTCTTTCTCTGCTTGCAATTATCCTTTCCACACTCTCTTGGGGTGGTTTAGCTATCCTTGGTGTTGTGTCTGGTTACATGTCGTTCTGGGGGCTGCTAACAACAGCCTCCATTTTTGCTGTAATGGGGATGATTGGCAAGTTTATCGACCAAGACCTTAAGAATGATGGGAAGATGTTCTGGGAGGAATTAGAGATTCCCGAGGAAGATAAAGATGTTTAAATTCCTATCTTCTCCTCTTATCAAAGTTTTGTTTGTAAGCAACCTTGTTTTCTTGGCGTCAACAGGGTTGTTTGCTTACTATTCTTATAGTTTAAAAGGCGATCTTGGTAAAGTCAGTGAAGCACTAAGCAACTGTGCAAACGCTAATTTGAGCCTTCAAAACTCCTTGAAACAACAGGAATTATCTTGCAAGGCAGATGACGTTGCCATTGTAGAACTAACGTCTGAGAAGAAGGAGCTTCAAGATAAAATGGATGACCTCAAAGAGAGGCTTGATAAGCTTTCTAAGAGTAAGCCTTTGTATCTAACTCCTCCTACACAAAAAGAGAATACCAATAATGAAACTAATGTTATTCCCAATAGTGCTCTTCTCAACCCTGAGCTTGTCAGCTTGCTCAGAGAGGCTTATTGCAACGTCGAAC